TGATATTTTTCAAAGAGAATACGATGTTATAACCTTTTTTGATGCATTAGAACATTTTGAGGATATTAATTTTATTTCGAGTTTAAAATGTAACTATGTATTAATATCAGTACCTTGGTGTCATAATTTTTCTGATGAATGGTTTAGAAATTGGAAACATAGAAGAGAAAATATTCATTTATACCATTTTAATGATACTGCATTAGTTTCATTTATGGAAAAAAATAAATTTAAATGTATTTCACTTACAAATATTGAAGATATTATTAGAAAACCTATTGATAATAATGAAAATATTTTAACAGGTGTGTTTGAAAAAATAAAAGATTAATTCTATGGAAAAAGTTTTGATTATTGGTGATAGTTGTGAAGATATTTTTAGATATGGTAAATGTGTTAGATTATGTCCGGAAGCACCTGTTCCTATATTTAACCCTACCACACATATAAAAAATGGTGGTATGGCAATGAATTTATATAATAATTTAAAAGCATTGGGAATTCAATGTGATATTATAACTAATTTAATTAAACCATTGAAAATAAGATATGTTGATGAAGTGAGTAATCAAATATTATTAAGAGTAGATGAAACCGATGCAATTGAACCAATATTAAAAAAACAATTGGAAATGATTAATTTTAGTAAATATACTGCGGTTATAATTAGTGATTATAATAAAGGATATTTAAGCGAAGAAGATATTGAATTTATTACGAACAATCAATCATTGGTTTTTATTGACACTAAAAAGAAATTAGATTCGTGGGCAGCAGGAATTGAATTTATTAAAATAAATGAAAAAGAAGCCATAGAAAATAATGAATGGCTTACAAAATGTTATAATGGTGAATTAATTGTAACGCTAGGTCGAAACGGTGCTAGGCATTGGTCTCAAAATATTCCGATTATCGAAGAGCACCCGGTTAGAGATTTGTCAGGTGCTGGCGACACATTTTTAGCAGCATTAGTTGCAGATTATATAAAAAATGGTGATATTCGTACTGCAATTAATTTTGGAAATAAATGTGCTTCTTGGGTAGTTACGCAAAAAGGTGTTGTAGTTGTTGATTTAAATAAAATAAAATGAAAATTGCTAACATTGTTTATGAAAAGGAACTGGTAAATCACGTAGAAGTTGAATACGTTAATTATTATAAAGAATTAATTGAGTACGATAAACTCGATAAATCTTTACCTACATTATATGTAGGGTGGTCCTTTATGAAAGCAAGTAATCCCGGTAATGAAATCATACAAAATGCTAATATTCTTCATAAAAAAATAGTGGCAAATGAATTATATTGGGAATGTAGTTTTGAAGAAAGTAAATCATCTCATGTTAAAGGTATTGAGACATTTGTAACATATATTCCACAATTTTATTTTGCTCCAAAATATAACTACATTAATTTAGACCCGGTTTTTTTTCAGTTAAAGGATATGCAGGATTTATTCGATGTACTACCTAAAGAAATTGATGTTATGTATAATTACAAAAACGAAATGATATATTTATTAACGGATAATAAAATTACAGGTATTAATTTAAAAATGTTTGAATTTTTTAAGTTTAATTTAGATGAAATTCTAACAAGAATTTCGGAAAAGACTAAAACCAAATATCCTGATTTATCTGGTGAAATTTATCAAACATATTATAAAATTCTCCCTAATTTTACCAATCTTAAAAGATATCTAATCACAATATTGTCAAAATGAATGTTACGTAGTATTTATATGAAATAGTATAAATATTATGGAAAAAAACGTAGAAAAAGCAATTGATAGATTTGTAGTTAGAAATACAATTCCATCTCCTCCTGCGCCTATTACACTTGATGGCGATAAAAAAGTCGAACCAACCGAAAGCATTAAAAGTTTTGGAACTACCGAAAATAATGAAAAATCAGAAACAACTAAGAAAATAGTTCTTGATGAAAGAGAAGGTTTGGTTGAAAGAGTAGATAAAATCTTTGTAACTAGAGATGGTAAACAATTATTAAGAGAACAGTATTAATAACAATGATTGATGAAAAAAGATATGAAGGAAATTCTTCTTGAGGAACAACTTAGGAAGTTTAAATATCGTACTGAGTATAAAATCAACGAATCTCCAAGATATCGTTCATTAATCAGTACTGATGAAGAATTTGATAATATGCCTGAGTTAACGAATGAAGCGGGTGAGCAAGAAGATGCGCCAAAACCAGAGGGTGAAGTACCTACTGAACCATCAAATGACCAGCCAATAGGTTTAGGTACGCCACCACCTGAAACAGGAGAAGCTCCGGTAGATATTCCATTAGATGTGCCACCACCTACTGGTGGACCTGCGGATGCCCCTGTTGATGCAATGGGTGATACTGGAGATTCTATGGAAATGCCTCAAACTAATCCCGGACAAGAAGTTGATACTATTCAAAATGATATTATCAAGCATAATATCGCAGCAATGCAAAGTATTCACGATAAATTAATGGGTTTAGATTCTAGTGTTCAGGGTTTAAATACTAAATTGGATTCATTAAATGCCGAAGTCGAAGAAGTACGTGAACCGACTAATAGTGAAAAATTAATGAATAAAACTAATGTAAGTTATCCTTATTATTTTAATTTAAATGATTTTTGGTCGAATAATTGGTTTGATAAAAAACGTGATGAAGCAAAAGAACAAGGTATAAGAGAATTACCTGATGGTACATTTATTGCAGATTTTGATGATTTACCTCAAAAATCGAAAATGGAAATTCAGGATAGTTTTAATGATTTTAATGAATCGGTAAAAAAGAAAAATATTATAAAGGAAGATATTAACTCAGTAGAAAAATCTGAAATTGATGGTCGTACTAAACCAAGTGCTATCAATCTTATTTATAAGAGGATAGGGACATTAACTCAAGGATTTTTTAGTGATGATTCATGGCAAGCCGTTAGAAAAATATTTGATGTATTCAATAACATGAATTTAGATTGGGATATTTTAAATACTAAATATAATGGCACTATGCCTCCTCAATCAAAAATATGGGAGCTTCAAATTAATTTTATTGGTAATGATGGTAAACCTAAAAGCATTTATGGTAGATTGGTTGCTTCAGGCGGGGGTTCAGTTGAAGACCCTTTAGATAGATACGATATTAGTTTGACATTGAGTTAATTATGAGAATATATCATCCATATGGAAGTAAGGAAAGACTTTTTGAAATTAATGAAAAAGTAAATAAAGTTATATTGAATGAAGAAATATTGTCGAAGGATAAAAAAGAAAAGGTTATTGAGGACTTTCTGAAATTCATTATAAGTAAACTTGATTTAAGTGATGATAAACCTAAGTTAACATTATCGTATGATAATGATGAAGCCAGTAGTATGGCATCTTTTGGTAAATATACGCCCGATTTAAATGAAATAAGAGTAATAGTTGCAAATCGAAATCTAGCTGATGTGCTCAGAACTATTGCTCACGAAATAATACATTATAAACAAAATAAAGAAGGTAAATTAACATCGGATTCAAATGAAACTGGAAGTGAACAGGAAAATGAAGCAAATGCACTTGCTGGTATCTATATGAGAGAATTTGGTCAGAAAAACCCGATAATCTTTGAATAAAAAATTATAAAATGAGAATATATAAACCAATAGGTAGTAAGGATAGACTCTTTGAAATATTTCAAAAGGTTAATACCGTGAATTTAAATGAAGGTATGTTTGAATCGGATGAGCAAGATATTAATGCTCAGAACATTTTAAATAATACATTCAATCAGTTAAAAAATAATGGTCTCGATATTTTAGAAAAAAATACTCAGGGTGGCGATGAAAGTTTTCTCGAATTAAAATGTAAAGATAATCAAGGTAATAATATTATATTTAGATTTGAAACGAATTCAAGTGAAGGTGACCAAGAAGGTGTATATAATGTTAATGATGTTAAATTAATAAATTTTATATTCAATTCTGGTAATGAAAACGTTGAATTAGATAAAGATGGATTAACAGAATTTAATTCTGAACATAGTGGTGAATTATTTGATGTGATAGAGAAGTATATCGATATTGAATCATCTGAGCCTGAAGATTTTAATGAATTAGCTGAAGCAATTAAATTAATTGATGCAATAAAAAAAGATTCATATCCATATGGTGGTGGTTCGGATGAATTACAAAATGGTAAGGCATATGCTGATGAAAAGCCAGTTAATCCTAAATTAAGAGTAAAATCACCTGAATTAGATAAATATATACAAGAAGATACTGATTATCCTACCGGAATTGGTAAAGAATTTAGTACGGAATTAAATAAATCTAAAATAAAACGAAAAAATAAAAAAAAAGTAAAATTAAGTGAATCTGACCAAGATGAAGAAGAATTAACATCAGATAAAAATTCGGAAGAAACACCAGAATTTAAAACCGATGATATTGAGCAACTTGCACAAGATAAAGAAGAAGTTGGTGATATGTTACAAGGTGGATTAGGTGACGATAAATCTCCGTTAGATTTTAATCCTGAGCAAATTTTAAAAGGATTAGATGTTGAAAAAGAACATACTGATAATCCTATGATTGCATTAGAAATAGTCATGGACCATTTAAGTGAAGACCCTGAATATTATACAGCTAAAGATAATTCAGATGATTCCGCACAATTTAATGCAGCTAAAGATATCTCTGTTAAAGAGACAGATAAATCAGATGATGAAGAAACGACAAATTTATTATTAGGATATAAACCAATCAATGTAGGTGAAACTTTTGATTATAATAGCGAAAAAGAATATCATGCTAATGATAGGTATAATCGATATCTTCAACTATCGCAAAAAGTATTTAACGAATTAAGTGATATTGAAAAAGAAGAATTTTTTCAACTTTGGAATGAATTTAAAGATGAAGACAATAATGAAGAGCAAATGAACGTTGATGAAAGAGCTGTAAATCCACAAGAACTTGAAGCACAAATGAGTCAAGAACCTTATGTTAGTGTTAAAAAAGGTATATTAAAGTATTTTGCAAGCAATAGTAAATATGCAGGAATTGATGCGGATAGCAGAGCAGACGAAATAATTAAGAGATATCATAGTTGGATTCTAAATATATCGAAACGTTACGAACCTAATGAAATAGCAGGTAAATTATTTAATAATTACATAGAAAAAACAATGGGAAATAAAGCTAAAGGTACTGAGACACAACAAGCTGCTAGTCCAGATTCAATGCAAAAATTTTACGATGAAAGAATGAATAATTTAGAATTTAAACCCGTTGTTAATTCAATGAAGGAAATTTTAAAGACTAAAGGTTTAAATGATGAGCAAATAAATAGTAGGGTTTCTGAGATTTTCAGTAAAAATTTTACAAATATTGTAGCAAAATTAGCAAGAAGAGTACCAGTTAATTTAGTGGCAAAAATGTTTGTAGAGACATAAATTTTAAAATTATTAATAATACGAATATATTTTAATTTAAAAGGCTACATCGTGTAGTCTTTTTTGTTTAATGGGTATTTATATAAAAAAAGAACATGTCAATTTTTAGAAGCTATTTTCTTAAGAATACAACTTTAATCGAAAGTAATCTGACGAATAATTCGCAGAATCCCGTAACAGAAATATCTTATGGTACTCTCAATAAAGAGGTAAGTAGATTTATTTTTGACGTAAGTTTAGATAATTTACGAGAAAAAATAGCAATTGGGTTAATTAATCCAAATAGAATTGTTAAACATATATTACATATGACAAATACTATTGCATATGCTTCACAGTATATCGGTAGAAAGTCATATAGTCTGGCTATAAACAGAGCAAGTAGTTTTACCTTGGATTTATTTAATATTACCGAAGACTGGCAAGAAGGAGCTGGATATGATTTCACTTATTCAGATAAACAAGGATTATTCATAGACAGACCATCACCTATCATTAATGAACAAGCAGCCAATTGGACTGCTAGGACAACAGGTATTGGCTGGACAACTGCCGGAGCATATATTAGTGGAGTATCCGAAATAATTGGAACACAAGCTTTTGAAGTCGGAAATGAACAAATGGAAATTGATGTAACCGATTATATCAATCAAAGACTTTTTGGTACAGGCTATACTGGAACTACTAGTTATACAGGAGATTCATATGGATTAGGTATTAAGTTTCCAGATTATTTTGAAGATATGGAAACCGAATTCAGAGAAGCAGTTGCATTTCATGCTAAACATACTAATACATTTTATGAACCATTTATAGAAACTATTATCGATGATAATATTACAGACGATAGAAATTATTTTTATATGGATAAAGATAATGACCTTTATTTATACGTGAATATCGGTAATTTTTCTCAAAATATTGATGTAAATAAAGTAGATATATATGATTATGAAGATAATCTAATATATACATTGACAGGAGATTCTATTATCAACGTATCTAAAGGAATTTATAAAATTACTCTAAATATTGATTCACAAATATATCCAGACGCTGTTTTATTTAAAGATGTTTGGTCTTTAACAATTAATGGTAGGGATACCGAACACATCGGAGAGTTTTATTTAATTTCACAGAATAAGTATTATACCTTTAATTTATCTAATCAAATTGATTTTAGGAATTATTATTTTTATTATTGGGGAATAAATGAAAAAGAAAATATTAGAGCAGGTAATGTTAAAAAAATACGTTTATCAATAAAAGAATTATATCCTAATCAGAGTAACTTCTTACCATTAGATATTGAATATCGTCTATTCCTTACTGTTGGTTCTAAATATGAAATAGATATTATTCCATTTACACCTGTAAATAGGACCAGTAATGGTTATGAATTCAATTTAGATACATCATGGTTGATACCACAAGACTATTATTTACAAATAAGACTAAAAAATGGTAACTACTATGAAAACAAGCAAAGTCTCTCATTTACAATAGTTTCAGACGGAATAATGTAATTTAATATTTTTTTTTAAAAACCCTTGTATTTATACGATATGAAGACTACATTTGTAGTATTAATTTATAATTGAAAAATAATATTAACTGTAATCCAATTTAAAATGGAAAATGAAATTGTAAAAGGGACAAATGCACAAGGTGACGATTTGTCTAAACTGAAAAAAATGTTTAGTGATTATCAAAAAAAACAATCACAGAAAAAAAGAAAAACAAGTGACGAAATTCTAGCGAAGTATTTTGTTCCTCGCAAAACTAAAGAAGTTTTTAGAATTTTACCCCCAAAACCCGGTAGAAAATACATTGAAGAAGCATTTTTTCATGTAGTAACAACCAATGCTACTGGTGGCAAGAAAAAACATGGTACTGTCATTTATTGTCCTGCACATAATGACCCGAAGATTAAGAAGTTAGATTCTTCAGGTGAAGTTATGCTAGATGGTAATGGCAATCCTATTATGATTCCTGCCCCATGTCCACTTTGTAGTAAGAATAAAAAACTTCTTGCAAAGCAAGACCCATCGTTAAAGGGTATTAAGAAAGAAAACATGAATGAAACTCAAAAGAAAATTAACGAAAAAAATCGAGAAATTTTCATTGAGGCCAATAAATGGGAAGCAAAGAAATTTTACATTATTCGGGGCATTGATAAAGGTGCTGAAAAGGATGGTGTTAAATTTTGGAGATTCAAACATAATTTTAAAAATCAAGGTACACTTGACAAGTTACTTCCGGTTTTGGACGGTTATGTAAATGCTTATAAAGCAGATTATACACATCCTGAGAAAGGTACTGATTTTAGTCTGACTATGGCAGATAGTGAATTTAATGGTCATGTTTATAAGAGTTTGTCTGCAGTTATTTTTGGTGCACCAACGTTACTTCACAATGACCCAACAGTTGTTCAACAATGGCTTGAAGATGAAATTACGTGGAGAGATGTTTTTCTTCCTAAGAAAGCTCCTAACACCACACCATTAGAATTTCTGGAAATGGTAGCAATGGGTACTAATCCTTATTGGGATGATACCGATTCTAACAACAAACATTGGGTATTTCCGGGTCGTCCAGATTTAGAAGAAGCAGCAAATACTCGTCATCGTAATCTAGATAGCGAGGAAGATGAAAATTTTGAACAGGCAACTGACCTTAATCAAGATTATCCACGTGTTACGGTAAGTAATATCACACAAGAGAATGTCGGAACATATACCGAAGACGCTAAAGATATTACAGCTAAGACTACGGCTAAGATTGTTGAAACACCTACACAATCAAATGAAGACACAGATGAGGAATATGATGATGTAGATGAACCAGAAACTGGTGATTACGATGATTTACCTTTTTAAATGTACCGAAATTTTTTTATCATTTTAAATTAAAATTATGTTGAGATAAAAAAATTAATGATTTAGATGTCCATTCTTTCTAAGGATGGACATTTATATACTATCGACATTATACATTAATTATTAAAATATTAAAAATCATATAAATATGGCAAAAGTAATTGAAAAAACAATTCCTACAAGTCCTCCTGTAAGGAAACCTACTGTAAAAAAATCATTTTCTATGAATGATTATAAGAAAAAGGTAAATGCTGAAGATATTCCAGATAAACCATTGGAATGGATAAAAATAAGTGATGCATTGGAATCAGTTACTGGATTACCGGGATTTCCAAAGGGGTATGTATCGACTTGTCCGGGATTTAGTAATACTGGAAAATCTACTGCAATTGCATTAGGTATTGTTAATGCACAAAAAATGGGATTACTTCCTATTATAATCGATTGTGAAAATAATCTAAGTAAATATAGATTGTCTCAGATGGGTTTTGATTGGGATGGTGACTATATTACTATTGATAACGAATATTTATTAGAAAAATTTGGAAAGCCAAGTGATAAAAATAGAGAACAAGCTTCTATTGAAGACTTAGCAAACTGTATTCGTTTTTTCCTAAAAGAACAAGAGATTGGTAATTTACCACGTGAATTAGCATTTGCTATTGATTCTATTGGTACATTGAATTGTAATAAAACCATTGCGGCAAGAGCTAAATCAAGTACAGATGGTACAGAAAATAGTGATAAGGATAACAACATGTGGAATGCTTTAGCTTATGAGAAAGAATTTTTATATCTTTTCAATGATGTTATTCCTAATAGTAGAAAAATCAATTCAGAATTTACTAATACGGTAATGGGTGTTCAAAAAATTGGACGTGATAACATAAATAATGTTATAACAATGAAAGGTGGTCGTATTTGGGAATATACACCAAGACTTCAATATTATTTTGGTGGTGTTCTTACAAAAGGCGTAAAAAGAATTACGGCTACTTCAAAAAAACGTGAAGTGGCATATGGCGTAGAAGTTAAAGTTCAGGTTTTAAAGAACCATATTGATGGACCTCTCGGTGGATTATCAATGGATGGTAAGATTATATCTGTTCCCCAAGGTTTTATATTACCAGATAAATTAGATGAATATAAAAAAGAAAATATTCTTTTTTTCCGTAATTTATTTGGTGAAAATATCGATATTGAGGATATTGAGGATGGTGTTAAGGTAGACGAAAAAGGCGAAGAATAATTTAATAAACAACGATGGATAATACAACTATCCATCGTTGTTAATTTATAATAAGTGAAAATACGTACATTATTAGTAGATGCGAATTATCTTTTACAACGTTCATTAAACGGTGCTAAAGATACGTATACTAGTAAATTTGGACATATAGGTGGATTATATCAATTTTTTACTACTGTACGTAAATTAATTAAAGATAATAAAATCAATAAGGTTATATTGATGTGGGACGGTGAAAATGGTGGTGTATATCGTTATCACGTAGATTCTGAATATAAGGCTAATCGAAAAAATAAAAAGTGGCATAAAAAAATTGTAATGACCGATGCCGAAATAAAAAGAGAAAAAGAAAAAAGTGAATCGGTATTAATTCAACGAAAGAGAATACAGGCTTATGCTGAAGAACTTTTTATAAGACAAATTGAAGTAAACGATATTGAAGCAGATGATTTGATTGCTGAATATTGTATTCAACATAATAATAAAGAAGAAATATTTTTATTTACAAATGATAGAGATTTTGCTCAGTTATTGGATTTAGATATTACGATATTTTTTGCAGATAAAAAGAATGGTGATGCATTTATACCTATAACCAGAGTCAATTATTTTTATCAATTTAATCATCACTATACGAATGCTATCGTGATGAAAATAATAGGTGGTGATACTGCCGATAACATTAAAGGTATTGATGGAATTAAAGAAACTACATTATTGAAATATTTCCCGGATATGAAGTTTAGGTATATGCCAGTACGTGAAATTTGTGAAAAAGCAGATGAAATCAATAAAAATAGGATTATAGATAAAAAAAAACCTTTAAAAATTTTTGAAAATTTATTAAATAACATCCAAAGACTTAAAACAAATTATATACTTATTAATCTAAAAAAACCGTTTTTAAATGAACAAGCAATTGAAGAACTAACACAACTCGAAATGCCGTTATCTCCAGATGATAGAGGTTCGAAAAATCTATATAATATGATGATGGAAGACGAGTTTTTAACTATATATAGAAGTGATTTTGTAAGTTATGTCGAACCATTCTATACTGTAATAATGAATGAAAAACAATTACTTATGGAATATAATAAAAATAATAAAGGTAAATTATAAAAACCCTTTCAATTCTAATTGTTAATGTATATATTTGTAATATACAAACAATTTAATAAAGAACCATATGAACGATAAAGATTATAACAATACATTTAAATTTGTTTTACGTCAAGGTAATCTTTTACTATGTGAAAAAATATTTGATGCAGATAAATTTAACCCATTTACAAGATATTCAATAGATATCAGAGATATACTACCAAGAGCAATAACTAAACTTCAAAAAATTCTTTCGAAAAAAAAATACGATATATTATTTGAAGTCGGTAGAATAGATACTTCAATTAAAAATTCTGCTAATCATTACTATGATTTATATCATCATACACAAAATATCATTGATTCTTATCCACAACAAATTAAGAATAATTTAAGATATAATCCACAAACAATTATACAACAGATTGATGATAAAACAATAAAAGGTGTTGAATGTAAAATAGGTTTCTACATTAATGAAAATCCTATTGTTGAAAGAGTATTTTATGTAGATGGCTATAACCCAGTTAGTAGATGGTCAGTTGATGTAGTAAATTCTGTTGTTGAAATTACTGATGTTATTTCAGATAAAATAAAGGAAAGCGATATTAAAAATATGTGGGATGATTATGATTTAATCAATATTCGAGGACTATCCATTAATCAAATCAGAGAACTCTCTTTTTCTAAAAGATGTGAAATGCTCAGAAGAATAAAAAAAGCATAGGCAGATTAATAGTAATATATTAGCAGTTTAGGAATTAATATAATTTTTTTAATTATATTAACTTTCCGATAACTGTTTTTTTTTCATTACAATATATATTTTAATGAGTGAACTAAGAGAAAATACTTTTTCAGCATATTTAGGACCTGAATTCCAATTAAGATTAATGTGGCAATTATTAGTTGAACCTGAATTTGCGGAGAAAACTATTCCAGATTTATCTGTCGAATATTTTGATGACCCAAATTTAAGAAGATTGTTCCTTATAATATTGGAATTCATTACTTTATACGATAAAGTACCTAATCTTCAAAACCAAAGTATACATCAGGCAATTAATTTATTAAAATCTCCAAATAATGTTATTGAAGAAGAATCATTATTTTCAGTGATTAATCGTATTACTTTATGGAATGAAAGAGTTTTAAATAAACAAATATTTCACGATGGCGATGTTGTTCAAAAAGCAGCAACTAGTTTCATTAAACAACAGGAATATCGTAAACTAGGTGAATTTATTTTAGATAAAACTAAAAGTGGTGATATCAAACATAAACATACGTTATTTGAAATAGACGATAAAGTTCAAAAAATAGCTCATATTGGTGATGATGAAGATTATGGTATTGATGTAACCGAAGGCGTTGAAAAAGCATTGAGAAAAGAATTTAGGCAAACAATACCCACTGGTGTTGAGGTACTTGATTCTTTAACAGGTGGTGGATTAGGTAAAGGCGAGATAGGTCTGATATTAACTCCGAGTGGAGTTGGTAAGACAACCCTGCTTACTAAAATAGCTAATACTGCTCGTGAATTAGATTATAATGTTTTACAAATTATTTTCGAAGATACTACAGAACAAATACAAAGAAAACATTTTACTATATGGTGTGAAACAGCATTAAGTCAAATAGATGATAATAACGATGAAATTATCAGGCTAACCAATACTAAGATTGAAAGTTTAGGAAATAAGGGTAGGTTGATTATTAAACGATTTAGTCAAGAAGATACTACCATGAAAGACATCCGTAATTTCATTATTAGATATCAGAAAAAATATGGTTTTAAATTCGATATTGTAGTTTTAGATTATCTGGATTGTTTAAATTCTCACATTAGAACAACAGATACTCATCACGCAGAATTAGTTATTGTTAAATCGTTTGAAGCAATGGCAGGTGACTTTAATATACCTTGTTGGTCTGCAATTCAAAGTAATCGTTCTGGATTTGACGCAGAATTAGTGGAAGCAAATCAGGCAGGAGGTAATATTAAAAGAGTACAGAAAGCACATTTCTTTATGTCAGTAGCAAAAACACCTGACCAAAAAGAAGCTCACCTAGCAAATATTAGAATAATAAAAGCTAGATTTGCTCAAGACGGTCAAACATTTAAGGATTGTATTTTTAATAATGATACAATGCAAATTGTTATTCGTGACGATAGATATCCGAGTGGTAATAATAAAAAGTTAAAAAAATATGGCGATGAAGAACTGGCTAGACTTGAAAAGAAAACCAGTAACATTGAATTACATACGAGAATCAGTAGTGTTGAGCCAACATCAATTAATGATGATTATAATAACGCTGTTTTAAATGATTTATCTGAGGCATATAAGGCACAAAATAATATAAAAAATGAAATTGACGATAAAATAATTTCTGATATAACAGAATTGCCAGCTATTGAGGAAAAACAAGTTCAAAATAATGAATTACTTGAATTTGATTATGGTAATGAAACTTCTCAAACAATAACAGTTCCAAGTTCTAAAGAAATTTCTGGAGAAAATGTCGAACCAATTGACAGTAAATTTCATTGGACTGGTGAAACATTTACTGATAATGTAAACGAAGTCGAAGTAAAAATAGAAAATGTACCGTTATTAGAAACCAATGACGAAGTAGAAATTGATGTAGGTGTTGTACAACCATTGGAAGTCAGGAATAAAGATAAATTAGATATTTCAGAAATAGAAAATTTATTAAAAAATCCTGATGAAATAGAAACAAAAGAAAAACATGTGTTTGATTATTTAAAAAATGTTTCTAAAAATCAGAAAATTATAAAGAGAGAATGATTTTTTAGTATTGATTAGTATTTATATTTGCATAATAAAAAAATATGTTGTAATATTGCATCATATTAATGAAGAAAAAAATTATTATAAAATATATTGCGAGTTGGTAGAAGCGGTATCTCGTCAGGCTCATAACCTGAAGGTCGGGGGTTCGAGTCCCTCACTCGCTACCATTTAAAGTAAATTATTTATTTTCCCTCAAAAAAAACCCTGTAAGAAATTCTTGCAGGGTTTTTTATTTTCTACTGCTCTTAATTTAATTCTTTTGTATTTATTATAAATAAACTGACTTTAAGAAGTGAGTTCATATGACTTACTTGACAGTTATGAAATAATAATGATTGAAGATTTAAATTAAAAACATATGCCATTTTTCGCAAGACCCAATTTATCGGATACGCAATTTAAACAGTTAAGTGGGAGCACATTAACTTTATCTGGTCAAACTAGAATTTCTACTCCAAGTGGTTTATCATTAATTGGCCAGACCGGATATGTACCGATTAATGTTACGACTGGTAATACTAATCTTAATGTATTAACATATCTTGATGGACAGATAATACTACTACCTTCATCTAGCGGTGGTAGTGGACTATATAGTGGTGCATCTCCAACTACTT